TAAAAAATGCTTTGTCTTCCGAACCATCACATTTTATAGAAGAACCATTCGGAACCAAAAAACATAGTGGACTACCAAATGCAATGGCTACATGGATATTAAACAATGTTTCTGTGAATAAAACTGCACAATCTTCTAATCCACCACCACACGATCCTGTATTAACAAACGGCACAAATGGAACCAACGGGACAAATGGAACCAATGGTACTAACGGCACAAATGGAACTGCTGGTGGTAATGATGGTGGCGGTGGTGGTCAAGATGGTGGAACACCACAAGGAACAGAAGGAACTTCTGGAACAAGTGGAGATGCTCCGGTTACATCTGGAAATGATTGTGGTGATTTAACAAAATTAGATGCAAAGAAAAAGGCAGATAATGCACCAGAGGGTGCACCCGATGATGTAAAGGCAAAAGATCCAATACCTCCTCCAAAAAATGCTGCTCCTGTCAGTTCAGATAGTAAATACAACCACCGATATTATTTGATACCGTTGAAAGACAATCAACCTATGTCTCTTGCCGATATGGTTAAAAAAGAAAACAAATATCATAAGAGATATTGGGCATGGAGACCAGATGAAGGTAGAGGTTTTGGTAATCAAAAATTTGAATACACGGTAACATCTGATACTGGTATTAGTTTAATTGCAGGTCTTTGTCCATATTGGCCACCACCAAAAGATGCAAATGATAACGATACTAAACCTACAATAAACGGAGAATGGTCAAATTTAATTTCTGGTCAAAAAACTATTGAATCTTTTTTAGACATACCTATACTATTAAATGCATATGATGTTGGTGTTTACAATAATAATATAGAATATGTTTTTGAAGCTGGGAATGAATTACATATGACATTGATTAACAGTTCATTGGTTAGGAATAAAGGATCACAATTAGCAATAGGCCAATCTGATAATACTGATATTGTTGAGGGTAGTAAAAAGGATTCAAGTTGGAGACATTGGCCAAAGTGGTCTGGAATTTGGGTTAGTCATTGTCTTAAAAAATCAGGATATTCATTACAATCAAATATAGAAGGTAATATAGATGATTACCACATAGAAATTCTTAAAAAGGATAAATTATTAAACTATCCTGGAAATAAAGATTGGAAATGGAAAGAATTAAAATCTGCAGGAATGCAAGACTTGGTTTTCAAACCAAGTAAAATTTGGTTAGATCCAACAAATCTTAATTCAGAAGAATTGATAAAAGATAAAGGTGATATAGCAATTTTTATTCCTGATTTTCATTTTACAAAGGATGGTGGAATAACCGAAAAGGGTAAAAAATTATTAGATAAATTGATAAAATTAAATTGGAAATTGGCAGTAATTTCTGCAGTAAGACACCACACCACTCAATCAAACCAATTGTATGCGGAAGTTTTGACATATTTGAATGGTCTTGGTGACATGATAACTATTGGTGGAAATACAACACCAAAGGGAGCCGATTCGAGTGTTTCACAGACGCATCATATTGCTATAAAAAGTACAAACTTTAAGGAATTTGCCCAAATGTCAAATGATACATGGGTAAATGGTGCTATTTTTATATCAAATGTAAAAAGTGCTCCAGATGGACATAGAGAAGGTGGTATAGATTCAAAAATATATGTAAGTTCTATTTTCAAAGATTACTATGAGAGAATAGATAAAGAACCTGGTAAATTAACAAGTAGAATGTATGATATACTTCAACCATATCTTTCATTAAAAGAAACCAAACCTGTTGAAGAACCAAAAGCCGATGAACCTAAAGTTGAAACATTAAGAGAACAACATACACCAATTCCTGCAACCGATGGTGGCGAAACAATTAGAATTTCATATAAAGATGCTTTAGCGAAAGGTTTAATAGTTCCAATTCCATCAAAATATGGAAGTTCTGAATTTTCATTTCTTAGACCTGACCCCGCTAAACGATGGTTAGCAATGCAAGATTACATGCAAACAATTGGTTATAGTTTAACTGTCCCTAAAGAAACAGGAAAAAGGATTGGTTTTACAAGTTTATTTAGATCAAATCAATATCAGGCATATCTATGGGGGTATACTAAAACAAAAGCAGGAATTGTTAAAAGATCAAATACCGGCGTTAGTCCTGATCCAGGACCAGGAAGAAACGATGCAGCCGATAAGGGTGAATACATTGCTTGGAGAATCGGCAAACCCGATAATGTTGCTCCACCAGTTGGTCCAGAATATACAACGGATCCAAACACACCCGGATCAAAACGTATATCATTTAATAAAGGTTCTTGGCATCAATGGGGGAGAGCGGTAGATAGTCCTGGAACATTTAATTCATCAATAGGTCAAGCAGGATTAGGTAAAAATTATCAAGCATATTGGACCAAAGCAACTGAAGCACAAAAATGGATTACATTAAATGGATATAAATGGGGTTGGTACCCGTATGCAGGTGAAGTATGGCATATTTATGATAATAACAAAAAAGATGTTGATACTATGAAAAACGTAAAATTATTGTAATCGATTTAACATTCATATTTATACATAAACAATTAACATTTAATAAGGTGATATAATGAACAGTAGTGGTTTTTTCAAAAAAATTAGAGAAATTATTCGTGAAGAAATTGAAATTGCTTTGGAAAAAAAAGTAACCAAAAAGGAAGTTAATAAATCATCACAAAAGCGTACACTCGAACATGGTATGTCTCTTTATGCTGAGGCACAAAAAACTTCAAAAAAAACAGTTGCACCAAAATCAAATTTTAATTCAATTCAAGATATTTTAGATGAAACCAGAAGAACTCTTAATGAAAGTTCAGACATGGAAAGTGAATTTAGATTTACTGCTGATATGGCAGAAGGATTTGGGTATGAAAGGGGTAACACACCAATACCACAAGGATATTCACAACAAGAAATTCCAAACGAAGTTATGTCTGCATTAACAAGAGATTATTCTGCTCTTATGAAAAAAATTGACGAAAAGAAAGGGAGATAATAAATGTCATTTTACCGTAGAAAGAGAGAAGTTGTAAATACAGTAGTTCCTACATTAAAATATGCAAAACCTATTGGTATTACCATTCCATTTAACAATCCAAATGGTATATTCAACCAAAGTTTTACTAATGTAAGACAAGTTCTTTCTAATCTTAAAAATTTGTTATTAACCGCTCGTGGAGAACGATATATGTTGCCAACCTTTGGTACAGATATTAAAACAGTTCTTTTCGAGAACATAACAAGTGAAGAAGATTTTACAAATCGGTTAAATGGGGAGATTGAGTCTGCAATACAAGAATGGATGCCTTACCTTATTATACAAGAACTTGAAACCATAATACCAAGTGAACAAGAACAAGTTGTTGAAAAGGAACATTCCGTTGAAGTTAAACTTTCTGTAAAAATAAGTGGAACCAACATATATTTGCCCATTCAGATATTTATAGATGATACTGGAAATTTAGAAATTAAATCGTCAATAAATACATAACAGAGGCAGTTACAAATGGCTGATTTGGTAAAAAAAGATATTCGTTATTTATCAAGAGATTTTTCTTCATTGAAACAAAATCTTATTGATTTCACTAAAAATTATTTTCCAAACACATATCAAGATTTCAATGAGGCATCTCCTGGAATGATGTTTTTGGAGATGGCTGCTTATGTTGGTGATGTTTTATCATACTATACTGATGTTACATTACAAGAGTCAATGATATTACATTCTACTGAAAGAACGAATATATTGAACATTGCACAATCACTTGGATATAAACCAAAAAATAGAATTGCAGCAAATGTTGTTCTTGATGTATTTCAGATAGTTCCTGCAAAAACAGATACCAATGGTAATATAGTTCCAGATTATGCATATGCATTTGGTATAGAACCTGGAATGGTAGTTGGTACAACTGGTGGTGGTTTTAATACGATTGAATTTAGAACTGTTGATTATGTTGATTTTAAGTTTAGTAGTAAAAATGATCCAACCGAAGTAACTCCATTTGAAGTGGATGGTAATGGTGAAGTTTTATTTTGGTTGTTGAAAAAATCTGTAAGAGCAGTTTCGGGAACAATTAAAACCGTACAATATGAATTTACAGATCCAAAACCATACGATAAGGTTGTTCTTCAAGATTTGGACATGATAGAAATTTTATATGCAATTGACTCCGATGGTAATGTTTGGCATCATGTTCCATTTCTTGCACAAGATACTATATTTGATCCGGTATTGAACATTTCCAGAAATGATAAATCAATGACAAAATACAGAGATGAAACTCCATATTTGTTAAAATTAAAAAAAGTTGCAAGAAGATTTACCACAAGAACTGTTGATTTGGGTTCATACGAAATTCAATTTGGTGCAGGGGTATCTGATTTAGATGATGAATTGTTAATACCAAATCCAGATTTAGTTGGTTCATCTTTAACAGGTTTAGAGGCGAATACTTCTATTGATATTGATCCATCAAACTTTTTATACACAAAAACATACGGTCTTGCACCTCACAATACAACATTAACAATTTACTATACAACGGGTAGAGGTATAGAAGATAATGTTCAATCCGATGTACTAACCAGAATAACAAACAGAACTATACTACTCGATGAAACTGGATTGGATAGTGTTTTGTATAGTCAAGTTGTATCAAGTCTTGCTGTAACAAATCCTGAACCGGCAACTGGTGGTAAAACGGCAGAAGGTATAAATGAAATTCGTCAAAATGCACTTGCATCTTTTGCTTCACAAAATCGTGCTGTAACAAAAGAGGATTACATTATTCGTGCATATAGTCTTCCTGCAAAATATGGTTCTATTGCTAAGGCATATATTACAAAAGACACACAGTTAATATCTGAGGCAGTTTTTAATAGTGAAAGAGTGCAAAATGATTTGGCGTTAAATTTTTATGTTCTTGGATATGACGCAGATCAACATTTAACTACTGTAAATGATGCAACAAAAGAAAATTTGAAAACATATCTCAATCATTATAGAATGCTTACCGATGCCATCAATATCCGCGATGCATACATAATAAACATTGGTATAGAATTTGACATAATCATATTTCCAGACCAAAATAGTAATCAGGTAATTTTGAGATGTATAAACAGATTAAAACAATACTTTGATAGTAAACGTTGGCAAATAAATCAACCAATAGTAATCAGTAATGTTTTTACAGAATTGGATAAAGTAGAGGGTGTTCAAACTGTTGTTGATCTAAAAATAACAAATCTTTACGATCAAACTCTAGGATATTCTCAACACGCATACGATATACCACAGGCAACAAAAGATGGTATCATATTTCCATCTTTGGATCCTTCTATTTTTGAAATAAAATATCCCGATAATGATATTATTGGTAAAGTGAGGGCATTTGGATGATATATTCTGTATATGCTGAAAAGGATGCAACAATTTATGAAAGAACCGAATCAAAAAATTCTGGTCTTGATTCATTATTAGAATTATCACATGAATTGGTTGGTACGTCATCAAGATATAATAGTAGAATACTCATAAAATTTGATGTTAGTCAAATAGAAGAAAGAATAACTGCTGGTAAAATTTCACCAAATGCAAAATACTATCTTTCATTAAGAACTGCGGATGTAAAAGAAATACCACAAGAATATACTGTTTATTCATATCCATTGAGTTCTTCATGGACAAATGGTACTGGAAGATTTTTTAACAATCCTATAACAACAGATGGTGTTTCTTGGAAATATAGAACATCAAAAACTGTTGGAACAGAATGGGATATACCACCAACACTTGCTAATTTAGAATGGGACGAAATTTCGGAATCATGGGTTGATTCTGATTTATTATTTGGTAACAATTTATCCGTAAATGTTACATCTTCTTATTTTTCAAAAGAAGGTGGTGGAACTTGGTGGGATTATGACAATGTTGAATGTACACAATCATTTTCATTTCAAACATCAGATTTATACATGGATGTAACACAAATAGTAAGAAAATGGATTACTGGTTCTGGCAGATTTGAAAATGATGGATTTATATTAAAATTTAGCAATGATATTGAGAGTTCATTAGATACCCTTAACAGTTTGAAATTTTTTGGAACAGATAGTAATACAATTTATGTCCCAAGACTTCATGTTGTATGGGATGATTCTGTTTTTATTACAGGAAGTTTGAGTCCGATAACAGATGAGAATATGAATGTAAACTTAAAATTAAAAAAGTTTTATTCACAAGATGAACGTGCAAAAATAAAAATTCATGCTAATACAAAATATCCACAAAAAACATATACAACACAATCGTATTATACTGTAAATTATTATTTACCATCGTCATCGTATTATGAAGTGAGAGATGCACACACCGATGAAATAATACTACCTTTTGATTATACTGGATCTAAAATTAGTTGTGATGGAACAAGTAGTTATTTTAACTTATGGATGAACTCATTTCAACCAGAAAGATTTTATCGTATAGTTTTGAAAGTGGAAACAGATGGTGGCGATACTGTTCAAATTTTTGATAATAGTTATTACTTTAAGGTTACGAGATAATTATGTTAAAAAGAGATCCTCTAAATGGAAAGATAATAAGTTTTATTCCTCAAAGTGAAGTTCAAAACGATGGTTCCATTGAAGT